CGAAGCTCCCAACCTTCCGGGGTCTTCAATGGTTTGATGTGATGCACCTCGCAGGCTATCCGTCCACAGCCAGGCAGCCCCGCCTCACACTTAAAGCCACACTGCTGCAGCTTCGCCCTGCTTGTAACCTTCCAGGCTTTTGACCTGTAGAAGGTTCCCACCTTGGGGTCCCTCCCCCTGTTGTATTCCCTGTTGTATTTCTTGGCCCTGTATGCTGCCTTGCGTTCCTGGGCTTCCACCCGTTCAGCCTCCACTATAGGCCTACAGGTAGGGCAGTAGATGGGGCCGTATTCTATCATGCGCTTGCAGCGAGGGCATGGCTTCATAGGCATAGGCGCCCTCCGTTCTTTAAGTTCCCACCCACCCACCTTCGCCAGCTTATCCTATACCGGCGGAAAATAAAAAAGGAAAAAGAAATGATAAAAGACCGGAGCCTCTCGGCCGCGGTCTTTTACAATACCAATATAGCATAAAATAGTATGTCATTCCATGTCATGTTTGAGGGGTGGAACAAGTGGAACGGAACGAGGCGTTCTTCGTGTAACTAGGTATACTATCAATTATGTGTTCCATTTTTATGGAACATACTTTATATTATTTTAATACTTTGAAATATTGTTGTTCCATCTGGTACAGTTGTTCCCCTAAGTAGTGAAAAGCTAGAAAACACAACGGTTTGAGGGGCGTCAGAGAAGGGGAACAAGAGGGGAACCAGGGCGGACAAGAAAGGCGAAAAACACAAAAATATAGAGCCCTTCGCCTTAATGGTGCAAGAGCTCTATATTTTAGGTTCCACGGTTTTCCCGGTGCCTCGTTCCCTTTGTCCGCCTTGGTTCCTCTGTTTTTTTTTACTGCAGAATAGCTTCGCACATAGCCGCTTGCGTTTCTTCGTGGAGGGTCCAGTGTTCCCCGTTGCAAACGATGCGCGGGTTCTTCACGATCGGGCTGAGTAGTTTGAGGCGCTGGCCACTTGTTAAGTACAGCACATCCTCCTTGTAGTCGTAGACGCCTATGTGCCAGTTGCCCCAGAAGATGTCGTGCTGGGTCAGGTTTTTCGTGGCCAGCAGTCTGAGGCCACGGGTGTCATAGCCGGAAGCCTTCAAAAGTTCCCGGGCCAGGAGCTCCGTCTGCATCATGCGCTTGTGCTTATACCTGAGAGCTTTCCCCTCGTACTCGATGCCCTTTTTCTTCGCAAACTCCTCCACGGTCATGCCTGCCTTTAAATTCCGCCAGAGGGTGTTCCGGGGTACGCTCAGCAGCCTGGCCCAGGTGCCCGCTGTGTGCTTCTCACCGAAGCCTTGATACTCGTCTCGGATCATCGCTTCACCTCCTTCTCAGTTCGTAGGCCTTCCAGCTCGTTCAATACGAAGCGCTGAACATAGGGCGGGGGAGTGGCTGCTGATATTTCCCATTTTTGGATGGTCCGCTTTGGTATCAGCATCCGGTCCGCCACGCCTTGCTGGCTCATTCCGGTCGCGGCCCGCGCTTGTTTTAGCGCCTCCGCGAAGTTTTGGGTGTTTTCCATGGTTTTGCCTCCTTTTTAGGCTGCTTTTCTTGCTTCTTCCGCCTCGTCGTCAATTCCGAAGAGGTGGGTCACGAAGGAGAGCACAAGCTCCGCCTGGTACCCATCCATCTGTTTGACAAGCTGCAGCAGTTCCTTCTTTTCCTTGGTCAATATTAGTAATCTTTCCATAGTTTTCAACCTCCATCTTGTATTATTTGCCTTACTGTGATATAATGGAGGGCGGCGGAGGTAAGGCTCTCCGCTCGTCCTAGTTGGGGCGTTGGGTAGCTTTTCCTTGGTCGGGGTGGCTACCCATTTTTTATTTTGTTATAAACTCGATACACTCAAGTATTTGCTCTTCGGTAAATCCCTGAGCTCTCAGCCATTCAATCAGTAGCTGAATGTGCTTGTCTCTCAACTCGTCCATGCCCTCACTTCCTTTCTAAAGAGGTTCTTCCTCTGCCTTACAAGTATATTATAACCTATTAGGTTATAGTTGTCAATCCCTTTTTGTAAAATATTTCAAAATATTTTTAATATAAAGCAGTCCAGGTTCTTTATATTAAAATACCTTTAAACAAAAAAAGCCCCGGAGCGGGTAAGCTCTGGGGCCTTGTCGTCTTAATAGTTCGCATCTTTTATGTACTCGACTTTTTCCTTTATATCCTCGTAGGTCGAGTTCTGGTTCCCTATTATAAAGCTCAGGTAGGCGATGTCGCCGCTAAGATACCTATGTCCGTTTCCTTCTGTTTCCGGGACCAGTATGTCGTCCAGCATCTCCCCGGCCTCTGCTGCGGTCAGCTCGTAGTCCAGGAACTGCTCACCGATCTCGACTGCACGCTTCTGGGCCTTTTTGAGTGCCTTGTCCTCTTCATCGCATCCTGCTAAAAATACGGCCAAAAATACCGAAAAAATTAAAAAATACCGCGCTTTTTTCATCCTTTTCTCCTTGTTCGTGTGGTGCTCGTTTACGTGGTGTCGTCGATTTCTATATACACCTTTTTCCCGAAAATGTCAACCCCACCAAAAAGCCCCGGCGCTGCTGCGCGATGGCGTGGTACTTCTCGTCCAGCTCGAAGCCGATGAAGCTGCGGCCGGTTCTCAGGCACGCCACAGCCGTGGTGCCGGAGCCCATGAAGGTGTCAAGTATAACGCCTCCGGGCTCGGTGCTGTCCTCTATCATTTTGACGATCAGCTCCACCGGTTTCTGGGTTGGGTGGACCTTTTCGCCGTTCGTCTTCCTGGCCCCGCTGTTAAAGGCAGCCATCCGCCAGATGTTCGTGCCCACGCCGCCTTTGGTCTTCCCTTTGTAGGTGCCAAAAATGACAAGCTCATGGGCGAAGGAGTAAAACGAACCTGGGCCGCTTTTCTTGTCCCACACTATCATGTTCCGCACGGGCAGCTCCGCGTTGATAAGCGGGAAGTAGTAAGCATACCCGCGCCAGTCTGTAAAGAAGTAGAAGCTGCCGTCGTCTTTCAGCACCCGGCGGTATTCCCGGAACAGCTGCTTGTAGAACGGCGTGCAGATGGCCAGGTCGTTGAAGGTGCGGTTGCTGTTCAGCGCGTCGCTGTCCTTGGCGTTCGTGTTGCAGCCGGCGTGGCCCATGCTGAGGAAGTAGGGCGGGTCAGTGATGACCACGTCCACGGACTTGTCCGGGACAGCTGCCAGGCCTTCCAGGCAGTCAATGTTGTCGATGTAGTTCAGCCTCATTTTTCTGCCTCCTCCTTGACTATCCTTTCAGCCTCGCGGATGGCGTCGTCCCAGCCCTTGTCGTAGTCGGTTGTCCCGTCGCAGCCTCCGGCGTTGTGCAGCTGTTTCAGGATTGCCTTCGCCGTCGTCTCTTTCTTTATAAATAGGGCGATGTAGCAGTCGTCGCATATATCCACCTTTTGCGTGGCACCCCAGGGAAAAGTCAAATATTTTTTAGTAGCTTTATATCTCCGGTCTGCTGTTTTCTTTTCGCAGAAGTCACAGATGCACTTTTTCATGTCGCAGCTTCCTCCTCTTTCAATTTTTGCAGCGCCTTGGCGTGGATGCGGTGCACCTGGCTCCAGCTGTAGGTCATCTCCACGGCCACCTGTTCCCAGGTCAGGCCGTCAATGTAGTGCAGCCGGACCAGCAGCCGCTCCCTCGGTTTCAGCTTCTCGATGGCGTGCTCGATCTCCACTAGGGCAGCGGCCAGGGCGTCCTTCTTTTTGGTGAGCAGCGCCAGCAGCTCGTCGCCGCGGTCAATTTGTTCTTCTACGGCATAGTTCTCACCGGAGCCACCACGAGGCATACCGTCCAGGCGCTGAGAGCGCGGGCTGTACTTTTCCCACTCCAGCGTCTTGATCTTTTGCTCCAGGTGGTCCTTCTCTTTCTTCATTTCCCTGTAGGCTTTCAGCCTTTCCTTAGTCATCTCTTTGCCTCCTTCTCCTCTATCAGTCGCAGCCTACCGGTCCTCGGGTCATACTCAACACTAAACTGCAGCGTTCTTGGTGTCTCCTGGGTCTTTTGCTGCTTCTTGGCCCACAGGTCCTCGTCCAGCTCGATGGTGCGGAACCTGTACCCGCAGTCGAAGCACCTCCGGCGTCGGTGCACGCTTTCTTCGTCTGGGCGGCTATCTACGACGCCCGTCGTCCCGTTACACACTGGGCAGTTCATCGCTTCCCCTCCTTTGCTGGCGGCAGGCCTAAAAGTCCCCGCAGTTCGTTCGGTGATAAGAACCCCCGCTCCATAATAGCCATGATTTCAGGGCTGCTCGGTTCTTTGCTGACGGGCCCTGGTGGTTCGAGACGCGTCAAACAATAGGGGCACTTTTTTGGCGCCAGATATAAGGCGGCGCCACAGTTTCGGCATCTATTCCTCACGGCTTCCCCTCCTTCACAATCTCCAGGCGCAGCGCCTCGATGGCAGCGGCCTGGCCTATGTCTTTATTTTTCAGTGACTTGAGCACGCGCTCGTCGTGGGTGCCTTTTAGCACCAGATGGTACACCCGGCA